GGGGTCACAACTACTACAGCAGAATTAAATTATGTATCGGGAGTTACTTCAGCTATTCAAACTCAGATAGACGCCAAAGGTACAGTATCTAGTTTATCAGATTTAAGTATAACATCTACCGCTGCGGAACTAAATAAACTAGATGGGGTCACAACTACTACAGCAGAATTAAATTATGTATCGGGAGTTACTTCAGCTATTCAAACTCAGATAGACGCCAAAGGTACAGTATCTAGTTTATCAGATTTAAGTATAACATCTACCGCTGTGGAACTAAATAAACTAGATGGGGTCACAACTACTACAGCAGAATTAAATTATGTATCGGGAGTTACTTCTAATATTCAAACTCAACTAACCGCTGCTGTTAACCCTTCTCTGATTAGCAAGGTAGAGGCTGAAGCCGGTACAGATGTAACCGAGCGAACTTTCAGCGCACTACGAGTTAAACAAGCAATTACCGCTCTTGCCTCTGCGGGAGATTCAGGGATCGCTATGGCGATAGCTTTAGGGGGATAAGAATGAACAATGTAAACGGAGCCACATATGAGTAATGCATTTAAGAACAAAGGTCTTATACTTACCGATGTCTCGCAAACGGTATATACAACGCCTGCGGCTACCGAATCAGTGATCCATGCAATATTCCTAACTAATACAACTGAAAGTTATGAAGGTTTCGTGACTATTATAGTACATGATACCTCTGCAAGTGCCGAATATAAAATCCTTTATAGAGCACCTGTTAGGCCTGGCAGTACCTTGACATTCGATAAACCTATAAATCTAGAGGCAGGGGATAGCTTAAAAGCCCTAGCTTCAAGTACTGGACTTATGTCCGCATTTTTAAGCGTATTGGAGGTAAGCTAATGGCTTATATAGGAGTTCAACCTACCGACCCAGCCTCATATAGCCATCAGACTTTCTATGGTTTTAAGCTGGACAAGAGTACTGGTAACCTAACTGTAGAGATTATAGATGATGCTACAGTGAAATTACCTGACAGTGACTATATTCAAGATGACAGTGATTACAAAGAGCACTTCTGGTCACAAGATAAATTAGTATACAAATGGGGTACAAACGGACATTTAGAAGTAGTATACGGATAAGTACCAACCTAAAAATAATTTTATTTATTTAGAATCACAACTGAAGGGGTACCAAAAAAAATTTCTTGACATAAAATGTCAGGCTTGTTATAATTACAGCATGGAGAATTTAGATGACTGCAGCGCATAAAGAAGGGGGAATCAAATGAGTACAACTATTGATTTAGGCAAACTACGATTTAATTGGGTTGGAGAATGGGCGTCAAGCACCCAGTATGAATCCAATGATTTAGTACGTTACGGTGGTGACGTATTCGTTTATACTTATGCACTGAAAACAAGCGGTAATCTAACTACAAACGCTACCTACTGGGCATTAGTTCAGGAAGGGTTGTCGTGGAAAGGTGAATACGCCGCTGGGACAGCATACAAGGCCCACGAAGTGGTACATCATGCTAATAACGCATATGTATGTATCCTTAGCGAACCCTCTGCGGGTAATGCACCTCCGCTAGCTACCTACTGGCAGCTACTAGCTACAGGTATTAAATTTGAGGGTGCATATAACAATTCAACAGTATATCAGAAAGATGATATTGTCTATTATGGTGCCAACTCCTATATCTGTATTGTTAATTCAGCGGGAGGCAATCTTCCCACAAATGCAACGTATTGGACAACATTCTCACATGGTATTTCATGGGAAGGGGTTTATAACAACTCCACCGCTTACCAGAAAGATGATGTAGTATCATATGGTGCTAACGTATATATTTCGAAAATGGACAATGTGGGCCAACTACCTATAGACACAGCTAAATGGGACACACTCACTAGCGGTATTAAGTATACTGCTGGTTGGGATACTACTAAAGCCGACTATAAAATCAATGACGTAGCTACTTTTGGTGGCAACGCATATATTTCCAAAGCTAATAATCCTACTGCTGGTAGTAATCCTTCTGTTAACACTACACATTGGGATGTACTGTCTTCTGGTATTGATTGGATGGGTGCTTGGGCTATTGGTACTGCTTATCAGAAAGATGATGTTGTATCTTATGGTAGTAATACCTTCATCGCTCGCATCACGAATACAGGCCATAACCCTGCGACAGTTGTAGCTTCTTGGGAGCGTATGACTGCTGGTATTGAGTTTATAGGTGTTTGGGCAATCGGCACTAATTATACTAAAGATGACATTGTGTCTTACGGAGCTTCTACCTATATTGCACTAGCAGACACTGTAGGCCATAACCCTGCGACAGTTGCAGCTAAATGGCAAGGTCTGGCTGCTGGCGTTCAGTTTATAGGTGTTTGGGCTAATGGTACTGCTTATGTCAAAGGTGATATTGTTTCTTATGGAAGCAACACTTTTGTCGCACTAGGAAATACTACAGGCGATAACCCTGTGACTATTACAGCTAAATGGCAGCCCTTTTCTGTAGGCTTAGAGTTTATAGGTGTTTGGGCTACTGGTACTGCTTATACTAAAAATGACATCGTAACTTATGGTGCTAACAGCTATATTGCTAAAATAGATACTACAGGGCACATTCCCAACATAGTTACAGCTTCCTGGGCTCGTATGAATGCGGGTATCAGGCACATAGGTGATTGGGCTACTTCTACTGCTTATCTGCTAGATGATGTTGTAACTTATGGTGGTCAAACCTTCAAGACATTAGTATCACATTCTTCCGGCGCATTTGCAACAGACTTAGCCGCGTCCAAATGGGTAAAGTTCTCTGGTGGTCTGGATTGGAAAGGTATTTGGGCAACATCAACTGCCTATAAGGTTAATGATCTTGTGAATTCAGGTGGATCGGTGTACATAGCCGTTACAGACCATACTTCCGGTAACTTTGGTTCAGACTCTGCCAAATGGGCTTCTTTTGCAAATTCAGGCACGGATGTAGCCTTAGTAATTACCGCACAAGGAGATTTATTATTTCGGGGGGCATCTATACCAGAACGACTGGCTGCTGGTGCCGATGGCCAAATCTTACAATCAGGGGGAGCAGCCGCGAATCCGAAGTATCTAGCACAAGGTTCTACAGGACAACTTTTAACATCAGGGGGAGCAGCCGCTGATCCCACTTGGGAAACCCCAGCAACAGCAGCCGGATTTACCATAGCTGCCCAGTTAATGTACGCATAGGAAACTAAAATGACAGAACAAGTAAAAGTATTTAAAAACACTGGAGGCACCGCCGTCGTACCTGCAGACATGAATGCAGCTATAGACTACACTCTATACACTACTACAGCCAGCCAAAGAGCTGTTATTAAAGATGTAACATTTACTCTTGGTAATAGTGGTAAAAAGCGTGTCACTCCCCTTCTTGATTTAGACGGGTATACGGCGGCCACAGGAGTACAAGGGTCTCTGTCAGTTGAAGGTAGCCTTATAATGGGCCCTAGTTCAACACTGAAGATTAAGGCGACGCCGGTTTCAGGGTACGTCGGCACAGAGAACTACTTCAAGGGAATGTTCTTCACCGAGGGTGGGTCAGGTATGCAATTCCTGTCGGGGAATGGAAGCACCGCTACCTCAATAGTACCTACTAAAAAAACTGGCACCGGCCATCCTTGTGATGATGCTACAGGTGCGATTGTTTATGGAACCCTGCACGGGGGTGCAGCGACTGGAACACGTTTCTACTACAAATTGTACAACAACAACATCAAAAAGTATAATGAAGCTGGTACTCAGGTGCACAGCTGGACGTATGGCAGTACTGGCTATGCTATGTGCAATGACGGAACCTATATTTATAGATGTGCAAGTGGCTCTACAACTACAATTTACAGAACGAAAATGTCTGACCAATCTGAGACCACCATATACACAACGGGGGGTAGTTATAATGCACCCCAAGCTAACCAAGGTGCTGGTTTTCATCATCACAAAGGCTACTTATACAGTAGTCAAGAAGGAAATAGCCAATATCTTGACAAAATTCGTCTTTCGGACATGAATGTGACAAGAACGAATAGTGGCGACTTTCAGACCGGTTCCTATTCTGATGGGGGTTTCACAACAACCGCTGCAGATGGAACGAACTATGTTGTAGAGGCGGGAGATAATTACTGGTGGTATTACAATATAGATACTGATACGGTAATAAGAGGTGCAGGGGGTGGTACATCCTCATCAACGGAATATGCACAGGGAGGAGCAGAAATCGCGCCAGGGATAGGTATTATCTTTGGTGAACAAACCGATCGCGCGACACTAATAAATGTAAATGATAAATCTTTTGTAACCACTACCGGTAGTGGCACTCACGGGTATACCACAGATTATTCTTACGGAAACAGGTTCGGCTTTGCTGGAATTCTGGGCAGCGTGTCGGACGCCTCCCTAAAAGACTTCAATTATAGTGCTTTTGTCAGTGGCGTAGAGATCATATAGGAAACTAAAATGACAGAACAAGTAAAAGTATTTAAAAATGTTAATACCGTTACGCCTTCAGCGGGTGAGCTAGCAGGCTCGACGGCTTTAGATATAACTATAGTAACTACAACAGCCTCACAAAGAGCTGTTATTAAAGATGTGGAGTTTGTTGTTCTTGGGAAGGGAAAGTCTCGTAGCATTCCCACTCTTGATTTAGATGGGTTCTCGAAGGAAACAGGAACAGCAGGGTCTCTCTCAGTTACGGGTAACCTTATAGTTGGCCCTAGTTCAACACTGAAGATTAAAGCTAACACTACTGCTGACGCTGGCTATGCTGGAGGATTTACGGGAATGTTCTTCGCAGAGGGTTCAACAGGTATGCAATACCTAGTAGGAAATGGTGTAACCTCTTCAATAACCAAGACCCAGAGAACAGGATCGAACCATGCTTGTGATGACGCTGTTGCCGCGACTGTGGGAAGTACAGTCTATTACTACAAACTGTACAATAATCTTATTACTAAGTATAATGCAGCAGGCAATTCTCAACACTCTTGGACGTATGGTTCTACTGGATATGGTATGTGTACTGACGGAACTTATATTTATAGATCTGCAAATGGAAGCACAAGTACCATTTACAGAACAAAACTGTCTGACCAATCTGAGACCACCCTTACCACTACTACTGCTTATAATGCTCCTGGTTCTAATACTGGATCAATCTTTGTATACCATGATGGTAAGATATATTCTAGAGATGCTGGAAGTAGTGGCTACTTGGACATTATTGATATAGCGACATTGGGTGTGGTAAGGAAGAGTAGTGGCAGCTTTTCTCTAGGTTCCTATTCTGATGGTGGTTGTGTAGTAACTACAACAGCAGGAAAATCCTATGTTGTAGAGCAAGGAACTAACTATTGGTACTATTACGATATAGCGGCAGATGTAGTCACTAGAGTAACAGGGGCAAGTAATGGGTCAACGGAATATGCACAGGGAGGCACAGAAATCGCAGCAGGTATCGCTTTGATATTTTCAGAGCTGAGTGATCAATGTTCACTAATAAATATGAACACTTCTCCTCCTACATGGAGTTTTGGTACTTCAACTCCTTATGTAACAACCGCGAATTTTGGAAACAGGTTTGGTTTCGCGGGGAATTTAAAAACAAACACAGAATTTACTTACAGCGCCTTCGCAACAGGCATCGAAATTACATAGAGGTTTAAATTATGGCTTTAACAGCAAAAAGTGGTGGAACAGGCGGAAGTAGCAGCTCTTCAAGCTCGTCAGCAGGCCAAGCATTTTATGGCACGGGGGATGGGCGTTCTTACTGGACTTGCCCTCCGGGTGTAACAAGTGTTTGTGTTGTAGCTATTGGCGGAGGCTCGGCCTCTAAAGGGTCCACGTGGTCTAATTATGCAGGATGCGGTGGCGGTTTAGGCTGGAAGAACAATATTGCAGTATCTGCGGGTACAGTTTATGATGTAGAGGTAGGTAGAGGGGGTAATGGAGAATCGGGTGATTATAATGGTACAGACTCTTGGTTTATTAATGCTACTACAGTCAAAGGTGGTCGCGGGCATAGCGGCTCTGGCGGTAATTATGTAGGTGATGGGGGTGGAACTGGTGGTGTCTCTGGACAATACGGCGGTGGAGGTGCCGGTGGTTATACTGGTAATGGTGGCGGAGAAAACGCTTCTGGAGCTGGCGGTGGCGGTGGCGGTGGCGGCTCTTATAGTTCTACTCATGGTGGTGCATCAGGGGGCGGAGTAGGCCCTTTCGGACAGGGCCCCTCAGGTGTGGGTGCCTCTAATGGTAGCCCAGGGCAGGGCGGATCTGGTGGTGAAAGCGGCCATATAGGCGAGAATGCTTGGTGGTCTTATGGATCATTTGGAGATAGACAAGGTGGGCTATATGGCGGCGGAGGCGGCGGCACAGGTAGTAATGCAACTAACGGCGGATCTGGTATGAACAGAGGTGGACGAGGGTGTGTCCGTATAATTTGGGGAGCGAATCGCTCATTCCCTTCAACCGGTACAGGAGATATGTAATGGTATTTTATAACTATATAGTAGATGGTGAGGTGGCTGAGGCGCAAATTCCTTACCCTAAAGTTTTAGAGCGAACAGGTCTTAAGGATCAGGTAGGGTTAGCTGGAGCAGGGTACGTTGAATACTTTGCACCTGTAACAGCAGTAACAATTACTGCAGAAATGGTTGCAATGGGTGTACGTAACCTACGGCTTTACCTACTGACACAGTCAGATTGGACTCAAGCAAATGATTCACCCCTGAGTTCAGCTAAGAAAACTGAGTGGGGGGTATATCGTCAGAAGTTGCGTGATATGCCTGCTACTCATGCATCTGCTACGGATCTAACAGCAATTACCCCTCCTACACCTCCAGAGTAGTGACTAGAGACTCTTAAGTTAGCTAATGTATATACTTGGCTAACTTAAGAGTGACAAGATTATTTGGCATCCTAATAAGCTACCTTAGGATCGACCTAAGTATGTCTCAAAACTACTTACTTAAATATATCTTTCCAGTTACCTGTTGTGCTAGCCTTAGAATACTCTGTAGCTCTGTTTTCAAAGAAATTGGTATGCTCTACCCCATTTAACATATAATCAAGCCATGTTAAAGGATTAGTCGTACTTCCAAAT